GTATTAAAACAAATGAATAAAGATATAGAGCAATATGGAAGAACAACAATAGACCCGAGAACATTTGTAATTCTAGATGATTGTTTATATGACCAAGGATGGACTCGTGATAAAATGATGAGATTGCTATTTATGAATGGTCGTCATTGGAAAGTAATGTTGATTATAACAATGCAGTATCCTTTAGGTATTCCTCCAAATTTAAGAACAAATATAGATTATGTATTTATTTTGAGAGAGCCTTATTTAACAAATCGTAAAAGAATCTGGGAGAATTATGCAAGTATGTTTCCAACATTAGAATCATTTTGCACAGTAATGGATCAAACAACAGAAAATTATGAATGTTTAGTAATAAACAATAATGCAAAATCAAATAAATTAAATGAACAAATATTTTGGTATAAAGCGGAGAAGCATCCAGATTTTAGATTAGGTTCTAAAGAGTATTGGGAATTATCTAAGAATATGGGATCAGATGATGAGAATGAAGCATATGATCCAAGTAAAAGTAAAAAGAAGAATGCACAACAAATAAATGTAAAGAAAACGAAATATTAATTAAGCATTATAATCAGAGATGGAGTCATTATCATCACTATCAAATACAACAGTTTGGTCGTCATTTTCATGAAAGAGAGGTTCTCCAGAGAAGGCTACTGGAGTTTCATGAATATTAATTAGAGGAGGAATAGAGCTAGTATCGTCTGTAGAATTGGACTCGTTATCATAGAAAGCATCAAAATAGTTATCACTAGCATCAATAATTTCACTATGTTCAGGTGAAGGCGTTCTATAAACAAATTCAGACGGGGCAACAGTATTATTAGATAGATCAAAACGAAAAAAAAAAGGACTAGTATCTTGGTTAATAGAAAGGTCTATAATGGGCGTTTGAATAATTGAAGTGCTATTATTTTGACGATTATTTAAAACATTTCTAAAAATATTAAAAAAGTCTTCTCTTTGGGTTTCGGTTTCAGTATGGTTATTATCATTGTTAGCACTAATAGAAACATAATGCGGAAATTGTATTTTTTCAATATGTGCATTATGTAATCCTATTCTAGAATATTCATTAAACTTAATATGTTTATCATCATATTTGACAGATCTCTTTTTCATTTTTCTGTAAATATAAGTTCTACCAAAAGTAGGATTAAAATTTTGAAATTGTTTAAGACGGTGAAAGAGTTCATCTTTAAACATATTTTTATCATTTGGAGTGCTAGAATTTTTATAAGATAAATAAATTTTTAAATAATTATTCATAATAGAACATAAAGTATCATCAGGGAAATCATCTTGAGGAATTTCAATTTTCTTTTTTTTATGAAATTTATTATAGAGTTTAAACATATTAATAATCTCTTCTCGTTTTTTTTTCGGAGTTAATGATTTAATTTTATTTTGTAAATTTTGTTTTTTAATTTGGTATTCATAATGTCTTTCAAAATAAGCCAAGTCAAAATTACTGAGAAAAAATAAATGAAACAGATTTGGTAAATTATAATAATGAAATTTAAAATAAAAATAAATGTTATATAAATTAGATTGACTGAAAGGAATATTATTATAAGGATTTTTTATAGAAGTAACATCAACAAAACCATAATCTAAATTTGATAAATTAGTATTAATAATTTCTTTTAAATCAAATAGAGTAAATAAATATTTTCGGTTATTTTGTATAATAGTGCAAACATCTTTATTAAAATCATTCAAATACATATCAGATTCATTGGCAGGTTTTAGTTTTTTAAATTTTACAATATTAACAAATTTAGATAATGATAAATAATGTTTTTGACATAACTCAAATGTTTGACAGAAGGAATGCTTATCTTTTTCTGTCATAAACATATTACTACGGTTTTCTTGATAAAATGCATATTTTTTTTGAAGCGCACCTGTAAAGTCGTCTTTATATTTAACTATATCAGATAAAAGTAAAATCAAATAATAATGATTAGATTGAAATTTAAACAGTTTAAATTTATTAAAATCATCGTATTGATAATTGATTAAATAATTATATATTTCAGGGTCAGTATTTAAATATTTTGCTAATAATGTGTAGAATACAATCATAAAAATATAAATAAATTATATTTATATCTTTTTAATTATACATTACTATCAGATTTATCATCTTTATCGGTAACTGTAATTTCAATATTTTCAGCAGCTTTTTGCTTTTCAAGGGTTTCTTTTACAAACAATTCATTACGAATCTTTGTAGATTCAATGGTGGTAGCTTCTCTAGAATCAAAATCAACATTTTCCTTAACACCAGTTAGGTTACCCTCCTCATCAATAGTTTGTGTAAGAGTATTACCAGTCTTCTTAGCCTTTTCAATATTTTCCATAATAGCTTGTTTCTTGCTTTCTCTAACTCTTTCTTCAAATTCTTTCTTTGCTTTCTCTTCGTTTTTAAGCTTCTCGTGGTGTAATGCATTGAGTTCTTCTTCAAGATGCTCAACACGACCTGTCTTATATGCATCGGGGTCCCAAGGAAGCCATACACCAACGGGTGCTACGAAAATATCATGAGAAGTATCACTTTCTCTCAATTTCTTACACTTTAATTCAGCCTCATCTTGACTAGGAAAGACTCCTCGTAATTTAAGACCTCTTACAGAAGTTTGAAAAGAATGGTCTCTACTAAATTGTTCGTTTAGTTTATCTTCTTGTTTATCCATGAAGTTCTTATAATCATCTTCAATACCGCTCTTCTTCAGTTTGGTAGATTCTTCTTTAACGAATTCATTAAAATCTTCAATAAGTTTTTCAACATCAATGCTGTGTTTATAAGCAATAAAATGAATGAATTCAAAATATCTTTCCATTGATTTAGAGAATTCCCATTGTTTAATAAATTGATTAAATAAATATACCTCTCTTTTCATTAAAATCTTTTCAGGTGAAACAAAAGACATGCAAGCAAATTTTTGTCCAGCAATGGGAGGATCTTCATCACACAGATCTACATATTTAGGATTTTTTTCTCCGTTGGGCAAAGTTTTTTTTTCAAAATCTGACATATTATTTTATTAGGTAGTATTGTTTATATGTTTTTTAGTAAATATTTTTTTTTGTTTTATTAATATATAATGAAAGCCAATTTTGATTTTCAAGAACTTTTAAAGCGTGCTATTAAATACTTGGTTGAGGGTTTAGCTGTAGGTATCTGCGCCATGTTGATCCCTAAGAAACAATTATCTGTTGAAGAAATCGTAATTATTGCTTTAACCGCCGCTGCTACATTTAGCATTCTTGATGTATTTATTCCTGCTATGGGAACTTCCACAAGACAAGGTGCTGGATTCACACTCGGAACATCACTTTTGGGTGGTTTAAAACTGGCAGCATAAACATCTAATTTATATATAATTAATTTATATATGAATTAAATATGTATTAAATATTCTACACAAATAAATTTTATATCTTGATTTAAGCAGTTAAACTCTTGTATTTTATCCATAATAGAAAATTGCAGTTCAAACTTTTTCATTATTTTTTGTTTAAATTTATTCATCATATTTGATATTCTTGGTTGATTTTTGAGTTCCCATAAACAAAGATTATAATGCATACGCATGTTTGGAATATCATAAAACCTATATACAGCTACTTTATCTTTTATTAGTTTCCATTGCAATTTTTTGATTAATTTATATTTTTTTACTTTTTCATTTACTAAATTGACTATTGCAGGATTATTTAATAATAACTTCATATGATATTATTAAAATAATTTTTATATTTTTTCACAAGTTATTTGTTTTTGTTCTAGAAAGTAAGGGACTAATTCATCATTTTTATAGTCGTTAATGTATTTTATTTTTTTGATTCCAGAAGCAATTAATAGACGGGTGCATATTAAACAAGGATAGTGAGTAATATAAGCGGTGCAGTCTTGACTGGTTACTCCTCTTTTTGCACAATCACAAATTGCGTTTTGTTCTGCGTGAATAGTAGCTTGTTCATGATTATCTCGCACTATACTTTTATGTTCGCAACCTGGTAAAAATCCATTATATCCTTGACTGATTATACGATTATCTTTTACTAATAAACAGCCTACTTTTAATCTTTCACACGCTGACCGTTTAGAAGTGACTTGCACTATTTCTTTAAAATAGCTATCCCAATCAGGTCGTTCCATAAAATTTTAGAAGATTATTTATAATATCTTTTTATTTATATATGTCGTCTAAAAGTAATTCTCAAACAAAATCTAAAACAAAATCTAAAAGTTTATCTAAAACAAAATCTAAAAGTTTATCTAAAAGTTTATCTATAAGAAAATCCTTAAAACAAAGTGAAAATTCAAAAAGCAGGAAATCAAGTAAAGGTTCAAAAGATTCAAAAAACTCTAAAAATTCCAAAACATTAAAAAAATCTAAAAACTCCAAAAACTCCAAAAACTCTAAAGATACAACAAAATCTGTATCTCTAGATTGTAGTATTTGTTTAGAGCCTATTGATAAACTAAAAAATGATTTTATATTAACACATTGTGGTCATTATTTTCATAAAAAATGTTTAGAAAATGCGTGTGAAGTAAAGGAAACATGTCCTTATTGCAGAGCAGACATACAAAAAGAGTGTGACGAATTAACTGCTTTAACAGACGACCAAATTATTGATATATTTAACAGGTCAGCAAGTTGGTCAGGAGAAAGACAAGCTATGTTTGAAAGATGGTCATTATTACTAGTTAAACAACCTGATTTCAATCCTAATTTGGAAACATTATCAGGTTCTTTACTTCATACCGCATATAAATCTAAAAACATGACGGTATTTGAAGCACTCTTAAAACATCCAGATATTGATGTTGAAAAAGAAGATTATAGGGGAAGAACAGTTATGAATTTAGTGATTGCAGACAACAATGAATATGTATATAAATTGTTTAAAAAACATAAAAAACTTCATAAAAAATACAAAGGTTTAATGTAACTAGACCGTCGGAAAATACTGCCAGTCTAAATCTTCACATACTTTTTTCCAAATCATGTCTTGTTCTAGTTGTTTTTCTCTATCTTTCATCATAGGAATGTAAGGTAAATATTGAGTTTGGTCAAGTAAAACACATAATTGGTAAAGAGTATAAGTATAATTAAAAAAATTTGTTCTATTTGGAGGACAATGAACAGCCCATGGTTTTTGAATTTCAATAAATAAGACACAAAGCGTTTCGTGAAGTTCTTCATTCATGATGGGAGGTTTAATACCAAACAATGAATTAATATATTGAATGTGTTCAAAATATTTATTAAGCCCTAATTTTCTCAAGATTTCTCTCATTTTATCGTAGTTGATTTCTTTCATGTCGGTGATTCTTTCTTTCTTGATTCTAGCTTTAATCGCATCAATAACATCGTCAGGAATTTGTGTTGATTCTTTCGCTTGGAATTGAGATAATATTTCTTTAAAGTGATTAAGACGAATATATGCTGTATAAGATACTTCATTAGGAGGGTCTTTGTTATTTGGTTTGGAGCTATCTACAATATAAGTAATAAATTGACCGCAACTTTCGTTATTGCAAATCAAAATACCTTCTTCATCTTGTGGAATAAGTTCTCCTTTGTTACATACTTCGCATACATCAGATACAATTAAATAATCTTGTATGGTGCCCACTTCTTTGTTAATATTATACCAATATTTTTTGTAAGATAATTTGGATTGATTATATTTTTCATTAGAAAGATCGCCTGAATCATCATTTTTTGCTTTGATTTTAAAAAAGGAGTTTAATACATTGGTATTTTGATTAATTACATTGGAAGAATTAGAAATTTCTTTTTTCTTTTCATAAAAATCAAATATGTACTTGGAGTTATCAAGAAAGTAATTTTTCTTTTCCAGTTTTAATTTTTTAATTTGTTTAGTAAGACTTTTTATTTGGTCTTGAATATCTAATCTTTCATCTATTTGATTTCTTTTTAAATTATGCAGTTTGGTTTTTAATTCTTCTTTGTTTTGTTGTAGTTTAGGTATTTGTGAAGTTTCGTATTCATGAAATAAATCTAACATTTCATTATGTTTTTCATCAAGATTATTGATGACAGACATATTTTATAAAAATAGTAATTATGTTTTATGTTCTTTTTGCAAAATACGATTTTTTTCTACTTTTTTTATGTTTATTATTTATAAGTTAAAAAATGGGTAATGAATCTGATAATTATGTACCAATTTCTAAAGGTGATATATTCTTAGATACAAATAATTATGGAATATATAAAGGACCAATCATTAGTGTTGAACCTGAACTTATTACTGTTAAACCTTTCAATGTTCCCAAGGAAGAACAAGGTAAAAAAGACTATTTTTTAATTCAATATCTTAGAATTTTTATAACTGAAGATATGATTAAAAGAGAATCAAAACCAGGTGAAATCAAAGGTGGTGTTAATTATAAGTGTGGTGATATTGTTAAATCACAAAATCCACAAGATACAAGTGAATATTTTATAATTGAAAAGAAAGAAGGCGTAGTTATTAACGGTGTTCAGAATAATTGCTATGCTTTGGGTTGTGTAAATTATGAGTATGAACGTATAGAAGTAAAAACTAAAGTTATTGAGTCGGAATTTACAAATGTTGAAGATGACACTTTTTTTGAAAAACAATTAGCTCATTGTTTTATTAATAAATTTGGTGAAGATAGTATTACGAATATTGATAGTTCAAATAAATCAAAAGGTAAAAACAACAAATTGGATAAAAAAATAGGAATAATAAACGATTTATTGAGGCTGTTTGAAAATGTATTAAATCAAGATTATGAGGAATTAAGATTTTTTACAGAGGACGACGTGGAAGATTACGAAGTGGAATACAACGGAACATTCGCGTCTCTTATAGAACATACTGATTGGTGGTTTCTAACTGAATTAGAAGAGACAAATAGATATATATTAGATTTTAGAAAATTATATCGTTGGAATTTTTTTGATAAAACTCCAAGAGATAAAAATAGATTCAACATTATATTTGAAATATTAGATAAGTATTATGAAGATGGTGATAAGTGGCTATCTAAAAATTATATTAGTTCTAATTACAAAGCCCAACTTAAAGGATTATATGAGTTATTAAAG